CTGCTACTTGGAGGGGAGGAGGCACTTCTTCGACAACTCCAAGGGCCACACGGTCTGCAAGAACTTCGGGTCCTACCTGTTGTTGGTGAAGGCCGGGTCCAAGTTGACGTCCCAGAAGCAGATCAGGTACAAGGTGATCATCCCCAAGGAGAACCAGATGATGGACAACTCCAACATCATCCACTCCATGAAGGACCTCGAGGACCACAAGGACATGGTGTCGACCAAGTGGTTGTCCGCCTCGATCACCGACATCAAGCACTACTCGAAGATGAAGGAGGTCTCGCTCGCCTTGATGTCCTCCATCTTGGACAAGGACTTGGAGGACTCCAGGGGCAAGTCGAGGACGATGAACTTGATGACGAACGTGAACATGGCCTACTTGATGATCCTCATGGAGAACAAGAGGGGCACCAGCACCACCTTGCAGTTGAACCGGTACTTGGTGCACTCCGCCACGTCGTACATCTCCAACAGGGTGAAGTTGGTGTCGGACATCTTCAACGACCCGGTGAGGTCCCTCGGGGACTCGTACATCAAGTTGACGCAGGCGAGGTGGTTCAACCACATGCTGCCGTTGATGGAGAACCTCACCAAGAACAGGATCTTGAACATGACGAACACCGCCAACGACTACGACAGGTTGCACTTGCCCTCCTTCTTCGACCTGAACGAGAACTTGGAGTTCTCCAGGACGATGGACGAGATGTACTTGTGCAACTTGTTCGACAAGGAGGCGGGCTTCAACAGCCACAGGATGAAGCAGATCATCAACAAGCAGGAGATCATGGAGTTGGAGTTCCAGAAGGTCAGGAAGTCCCCGGAGAGCCAGGGCGAGATCTTGGACTTGGAGAACTTCTTGACCAACAACGACAAGTTCCACACCTTCGACTTCAAGTTCGTGGCCTCGGCGACCAGGAGGTTCTTCAAGTCGAAGGCGAACAAGGTCAAGATCAAGGAGGCCGAGATGCAGGCCCTCAACAGCGTCATCAACTCGGCCATGATGATGACGTCGTCGCTGAAGTCCGGGCCCTACGAGTCGGAGGCCTTGGAGTTCTCGGACAAGATGATCAAGTCCAAGTCCTTCCTCACCTTGTTCGAGGAGGTGGAGAAGCTGTCCTCGAGCACGTTGGCGGAGATGTGCTCCAAGATGGACACCGTGGACGCCATCTTCGCCATCTTCCCCAAGGCGCAGATCGGCGGGCCCAGGGAGATCCTGATCCAGTCCGTCCAGCTGAGGATCATAGTGAAGTTCTTGGAGACCTACGCCAAGAAGATCTCGACCACCCACGAGAAGGAGATGTTGACGAAGACCCACCAGAGGTCGGAGATCCAGTCGGACACCCTCTCCGACATGAGGGAGTCGATGAGGTCGACCATCAAGAAGGGGGACGCGGCCTTGTTCTTCTCCTTGAACTCGGACGCGTCCAAGTGGTCCCCGTCCTTCGTGATGGAGAACTTCATGGCGTTCGTGGAGAACTGGGACATCAAAACGACGTGAAGACCATCCTCTTGTCCGTGGTGTCCTCCTTCTCGTCCAAGAAGATGATGGTGCCGGACGAGTTGAAGAGGAAGTGGGACAACAAGGACAAGAACTTGAAGGAGTACTCCAACGGGGCCGAGTCCTTCAAGCAGGAGGCCTACAACAACAACTACGTGGTGGAGCTGATGTCCGGCATGGGCCAGGGGATGTTCCACTACTTGTCGAGCTTGTACCACTGCGTCATGGACGACTTGTCCGAGGAGGTCACGAAGGACGTCTTGGCCAAGGCGTTCAAGACCTCCCTCTACCAGAAGGTGTTGAAGTCGTCGGACGACTCCACGACCATCGGGATGTTGATGTTCGGGAAGAACTTGAACTTCACGGACGACGTGCTGAAGAACTACTTGTTCTTGTACGACTCCATGCACAGGTTGTCGAACATCCACACCAACTGGAAGAAGTCGGGGATGAACTTCATCATCTCCGAGTTCAACTCGCTGTTCTCCATCGGGAAGAGGATGGTGTGGGCCACGATAAAGGACATCTACACGGCCAACTCGATCCCCGACCTGACCTCCCCCGAGGAGGCCGTCATCTTCATGAACTCCAACTTGAGGAGGGCGTTCGAGCACGGGGTGTACTTGACCACGATCAACACCATGATGAAGTTGTGCAGGGGGCAGTTGAAGAGGTACTACAGGTTCTCCAAGGAGGACATCTCCTCGTTGACGATGAAGTTCAAGTGCAACGAGAACATGTTGCCCTACCAGTTGGGCTTCTACCCCATGGAGATGCCCATCGAGAACATGTTGTTCGGGGTCGAGGTGAACATGTTCAACGTGAACAACTCCGAGGAGCTGAACAAGTTCTACAACAACCTGTACACCGCGGAGAAGTCCACCCCGGTGTCCTTGTCGAAGAACGTGGTGCCGTTCTCCGAGGAGGCGGTGGGGAAGTTCTGGTACGAGTTGCCCTCGAGGTTGGACAAGAGGCTGATCGACTTGAAGAACACCTTCTTCAAGGACATGCTGATGATGGACTCCGAGTCCATCAACAAGTCGATGGAGAGGAACGCCTTGAACTTCAACTTGAGCATCGGGGACATGAAGAACTACAACCAGTACACGATGGAGTACTTCGTGGGGATGAACAGGAAGTACGAGTTCCAGGAGACCATGGTGGTCCACTCCTTGGTGAGGGCCTTGCAGTTGTCCACCTCCAAGGGGAACATGTACCCGAAGCAGTTCCTGGAGAGGTTCGACATGGAGGAGATGAACAAGTTGAAGGTCAAGTTCGAGGACCCCGAGTTGACGAAGGAGGAGAGGGACAACGTGGTGTTGGAGTACAGGGAGAAGGAGAAGGAGCTGGAGAACCACAAGTGCGACATCCACGAGTTCACGGACTTCATCATGAACAGGTCCTCGACCAGGAAGTCCTCCTTGTCGTTCTACAAGCAGTTGGAGAGGGTGGCCAAGAACCACAAGTTCGTTCTCGACTCGATCCAGGACATGAACAAGGTGACCAAGTTCTACCACCCCTCCATGAAGACCCTCAGGTTCTACGCCACCGACATGCTCTTGAACTTGAGCTCCGAGGAGATCATCAACTACTTGTTCGACAACAAGAAGGAGTTGTCGAACTCAATGGAGATGGCGGTGGACGAGTTGTGCCAGATGTCCGACCAGGAGAACAAGTCCAGCATCTACGAGAACCCCTTCCAGTTCGTCAAGAACTTCATGAAGAAGTCGGACAGGCCCTTCAAGGACTTCAAGGACTTCCTGAAGTTCAACCAGAGGAGCATGAAGTTCTTGAAGGTCACCATGTTGTCCGACACCTTCGACGCGGGGAGCATGGAGGAGAA